AAAGTAGCACTAATTAAATCGACAACTAAATAACTATTCGGTATTGCTTCATCAACCGCATCAGTTAATTCATCCATCCATTCTTTAAGTGCTTGACCATAATCATACAAACCCCAATCGCAATCATCTTGACTACCCATCTCCCAAATATGGAAAACATGGTTCTGCATTGATTGGTCGTTGTTGATGTGAAGTGCTACTAACCACGTAGCGTAATTTGTGTACCCGTTATAAGATTCTTGTTTCATATTATAAAGATAGTCAATTACTTACATATTTCCTACTGAATTAGATTCATAAATTCATTCCTACAATTTAGGTCTTCTTTAAATAATCCCATCATCTTAGACGTAATAGTAGGTACGTTTGGTTTCTTTACACCTCTCATAGACATACACATGTGTTGTGCTTTCAATACTACGGCTACACCTCTTGCATCTAACTCAGACATTAATCTTTCTGCTATCTGTGTAGTTATTCGTTCTTGGTTCTGGAAGTTTCTTGAATACAATTCAACTGTACGAGCGAGTTTAGATAGACCTACGATTTTACCATTAGGGATGTATGCCACATGGGCTACTCCAAAGAAAGGTGCAAGGTGGTGTTCGCATAGAGAATGAAACGGAATATCCTTTTGAACTATCATTTCATCTGTTCCCTCAGCATCAAAGGTTGTAAAGTTAAACTCAGGTGGATTAAGGAACTCTCTTAGGAACTTGATATATCTTTTAGGTGTTTCTTGTAGACCTTCTCTTGTTGGGTCATCAAAGAACTCAAGAATGCGAAGCACGTTCTCTTCTATTTCAACTTCTCCTTTATTCTCCCATGGAAACTCTAACCACTCTTTGTAGTCTGCTTTATTAAATAAACCAATGAAAGGTTTGTCTGGATATATTTGTTCCCACTTGGCTTTTGTAGTACCTGAGTCAATTAAGTCATCAATAATGATGTCTGCTTCTTCTGGTGTGTCAACAGGGTTCAATAATGCGGCTATGTATTGACCACCTCTGGGTACTCCATAATACTTTTTACTTCTGTCGAAGTCCTTAATTCGTTCCTTGATTATCTCCCAAGTTATACGCCCGTCTTTTGATTCCATATTTCGATGTGTAATCTGTTAGTGTATTTTAAGTAATGTTCTTTTGCTAATTCAGCAACTATTTGTTTTGTTTCATTAAGTAACTCTTGATTCTCTCCTGAAGGCATTAACCAAATTTTTGGTTTATCTATGAATGCAAAATCTTCCTGTACTTCTTTCCAATCTTCTTCGGAACTAATGACGAACTTGAATTGAGTATTAAGTTGGTTTAGTTGTTCCAGAACTACTTTGTTGTATCGGATATTCTTATCGTTGCCTGAGTTTGATAATTTAGGTGAGCAGTTGAATTGACTTACTTCGGTTTGTGTTTCCATTGTAACTGGAATAGTTCCATTTGTTTCTACTTCAACCCAAGTATTTTTGTTTAGGTTCTCTCTTACCCATTTGATAAACTCAACTACTTTGTCTTGGTTCATCATAGGTTCGCCTCCTGTCATTATTAAGTTTGCTCCATTGACTAAGGCTTTCTTTGACTCTTCATCTAAACACTCTTCAAATGGTTTCATCTTTCCTTTCATCCAGACCTCAACCGTATCACATCTCCAGGTTGCTCCATTGTGTAGTTCTTTATCGAATTGTGTTCCGTTTCCTCCACACATTAAATTACACCCAGCCAATCTAACAAAGACTGCTGGATAACCTGTTGTCATCCCTTCACCCTGTATGGAATAAAAACTTTCTGCTATTGGTAAACTATTTTTCATAAATGACGTTTGATGATTTGGTTTCTGCTACCTCAATCCTTTTCAAAGGTAATCCTGTTTCATTAACTATGCGAGTATGTAACCACATAGCCATGTTTTCAGCACTTGTATCAAATGGTAGTTTAATAAATGGTTCACTCACTGCTTCTAATAATTCAACCAAAGGGTCTGCTTCATTTAAGATAAAGTAGTGGTCATAGGTTTTAACTATTGGTTCTACTAATGAATCAATCTCTGAAAACAACATCGTTATGCCGTCTTCCATTTCATTGAATTCAAAATAACATACTACATTGTAGGTATGTCCGTGAATGCGTCCGCATTTTTCACCTGCATTTTTGTTTCGGTGTGCTGCGTAAAAGTGATATTTTTTTTGAATAATCATGATTGATTTCCTGCGTAGTATGTGTATTGTTTTATTAAATAGTCAATTTGCATTGCATCACATTGATGATAATACTCTAAACTATCTGATATTTTTACTCTTGAATCTATTAAGGCTTGTTTTATTTTCCTTCCATATTTAGTTTCCAAAGTCGATTTATTGATGTTTGATTTCTTTATAGTATGTGTGGTTTTTCCGTCATTGTATTTAAACCACCCAAATTTATTTAGTGAAACCCAACTGGTGCTATCTGCTGAGGTACAAAATGATAATTTCTTAAGCAGATTGTTTTCAGTGCATCCAAGTAAATGAATGTCAATAGAAGGTTTTTTATTTTTAATATAATGTGCTAATCTTTCTGTATGTTGTTTTTTTCCTAAGGCTCTTAATTCAGGAACAGAAATGGCTATATAATCAGAGAACTCAATAAGTTTATCTAACCCTTTTTGTCCATCTTCTTTGTGAAATACATTTATCTGTCTATTTTTAGGTAAGTCTTGTTTCATTTTTTTTCTGAACTCCCATGCTTTTTGTACTCCTAAAACTTTTTGACAATCAACTTCAACCACTGTACCTTCAAAATTACCTGAAGAAGTAACTTCTACGAGTTTTTCATACCATTTTGTGATAAATGCTTCATCCTTTTTACCTTTATATGCACCGAACATTAAACTAAATAAACCACTATCTTGGATGGTGTGTTTAGAGTTCTGATAATTCAATTTTGCAATTTCTGAGTATTCTGTATTTTTATTTTGATACCCATGTTTGATTCCGAATTCATTACACAAATAGGGGAAAATTGTAAAAAGTGAATACTTTGACTCACATACATTTAAAATAATGTTTGACCTTATCAAACTTTCTGCACCTGCAAAGTGAACTTTGATGTTTTGTTGATTTGGAACTATCATTTTTCTATTCTGGCTCCACCAGTAGTTTCTTCCCAAACCTCAACCCATGCTCCTCCATCTTCTTCAATGAACTCAAGTATTTCTTTTGCTATATGTTCACACGACATTCCTTCAAACATACAAGGGTTTCCGTATGCTTCGTGTAGATAATCTTTTACTTCATCTCTCTGGATAAATATTTCTACTTCTCTGTTCAGGTGCTTAACATCATAAGCAAAGGTTATTTCAAACGTATGCCTATGAATATCTTTTAAGAATTCAACTTGTTTAGGTGCACCCACATAATTGTGGAATCCCTCGAGTTGTATTTTACAGATTACTTGACTTTTCATTCGCACCCTAACAATCGCCAAACTATTTCTTCTTTGCTACCTTTTTGTTTTGAAAATGCTTCTAAGATGATTTCGTGGTCTTCTTCTGTATATTCTAAAACAATAGTATTCTTTTTCTCTTCTTCTTTTACTTCTTCATCTACAAAAAAATCTTCCAAGTCTCCTTGTTCTGGATTCCAAGTATCTAAACCCCATTCAAGTAAATCACTTGAATCCCATTCGTTTGCTAACATTTCCCAATCCCATTCACCAAAACCAACATTGTCTTTAATAATGAACTGGCGTTGTTCTTCTTCTGTTAGGTCAGACGCTTTAATAATTGGGGCTTCAGTTAAACCAATTTCTTTCAATGCCTTGAGTCGCATATTACCTCCAAGTACTATCATATCGTCGTTGACTACAATAGGTCTTAATTCTAACATACGTGGAAATTTGCGAATTGAATTACATAACTTATCAAACTTCTCATCCTTTATAACTCTGGGGTTATTAGGATTCATTTTGATTTCTTTTATTTTAACGACTTCTACATTCATTTTCTTTGATTCATTCTATGTTGGTGTATTTCTTTTAATAGGTCTTTATATATTTTTCTATCTCCGTATTCGATATGACACTTCCTACAAAGGGCTTGTAAATTTTCTAAGACATCTTTTGATTTACTACCACCCATTCCTCTGGGTTCAATATGATGAATATCTGTTGCAGTTTGTTCACACACTTCACAAGGAATCCAGTCAGTAATATCATAGTTCATTCCTTTTAGATATATTTTGGTGTGTTTCTTCATTTACTTTATTAAGAAGGTTCTGGATTGCCTCTACTACACAGACACTGCATCCTGTTAGATTTCGTCCGTACTCCCTGAAATATATCTCTTTGAGTTTGACATTATCAGAAGGATTCATCCTTAGTGTTCTGTTCTCTTGATATCTATCAAACACTGCCTTGATAGTTGTCTGGATGAATAGTTTGTCTTGGTCTGTCATACATATCTATTTATTAATACTGCTATCAAACCACTGGTAAATGCAAAAAATACACCTTCCAGTGAATGGAAATAAAATAAAGCCATCCAGAAAGCCATACATAACTCACAACTGAAAGGCTTCATGTATTTATATCCTATCTTTTGAACAAACAAATTAGCCATCCAAGAGATGCCTGTGATTATTAATAAAATGGTCATTTGCTTTTTCCTTAATTTGATTAATTACTTTCAGTATTTCTTGTCTACTGATTCCAGTTGCTTTTGAGATGCTTCTTGCTGAACGTGGTTTGATATTGTTTTCTTCATCTCCGAATCTGTATAATTCGAAAATCTTTTTGGGATACCACTCCAATTCTTGTATAACTGTCTCAATTGATTTCCAGAAATACTCTTGGTCGATTTGGTTTTCAGAAATGATATTGAATTGCTGTATGTCATAGTAAGCAGGTGTTTGTTTTATGTATTTATTAAAATATGTATAATCACCAAAACATTGATTAAGAGCAATACGAATAACAATTCCATTCCAATATCCACTCTCGTATTTTTCTAATATCCAATCATCATCTTTTTCCAATAATATCAAAAACACCTCTTGATATAAATCGTCAGCAAGTTCATGAGCAAATTTTTTACATACCTTATACAACCAATCTTGGTTTGATAAATCGTTTATGATTTCTTCTTTATTAATACACAAATATGTAAATACACCTAAGCAAGTTATCTACTTATTATTCACGAACAGGTTATTTTAACTTTACCACCTGTGCAAATTGATATGACTTCATATCCTTTCTTCATCATTTTTTTTGCATGTCGAACTACTTCCTCTTGTGTTCCTATAAACCAATCTTCAATCTTCCCTGACCTCATTTTCAACTTGTGTAATTGTTTCTTCATAGTACTCTAATTCTGGTTGATATTCCATATCAATGTAATCCTGATATCTTTTGATAAAATAAATAACCGATGTGTGGTCTCTGTTTATGTATCTGGCTATTTCGCTTTTTGTTTTCTTTAAATGAACATTTGCCACATAACAAAATAATGCTCTTGGTAAAACGAACTCTTGCTTTCTTACTCTACCTATAATATCTTCTTTAGTTACAAATGTCACCTTACTTATTATATCCATAAGGTCGTTTAAGTCTTTGTTATAATAATGTGGCTTATAAGGATTAATAATCCTCATTTTCAATTTATGTATTTCCTTCTTCAATGATTGTATTCTAATCTCTTGTCTTCTGGATGTTTTTTTGAATTGTGATTTAAGTTTTATGTATTCGTATTGATAATCCATCTTATTTATATTTTGTTTGTTCTGGATAAAATTTGACATTGAATTCTCCTGTTCCTCCATGTCTGTTTTTTGAAATTATAATTAATGCATCTTCTACTTCTGGTTTTTCATCTTCGTAGTATGCAGGTCTAAATGGGAAAAGAACACAATCAGCATCCTGTTCAATAGAACCCGACTCTCTCAAATCTGATAGCATTGGCTTCTTATCTGCTCGATGTTCTGCCTGTCTATTTAATTGACTTAATGCAATCACAGTGATGCCCAAGTCTTTTGCAATAAGTTTCAACTGCTGTGATATTTGACTTACTTCCTGCTCTCGATTTCTCTGGCTATTCTTAGATTTTATTAAACCAATGTAATCTACTATCAACATATCAAGTCCATACTTCTGTCTATGTAATTGTGCTTTATACCTGATGTCCGAGATAGTAAGATTTGCACTATCATCAATCCAAAAGTCCTCTGTTCGTCTAACAGACCAGTCAATCATATCATTCAACTCAGACTCACTAAAATCAGCCCTACGAATATTCTTTGCCTTCTCTTGATATTGAAGATACCTACCAGCGAGTTGTTCATTACTCATTTCCAGAGATATAAAAAGAACAGATTTACCCATCTCTGAAAAGATTAATCCTGTTCCTAAAGCAAAAGCAGTCTTACCCATTGCTGGTCTACCTGCTATGATTATTAGGTCTCCTTTATTCCATCCACCCAAAAAAGAATCTATAAACCACCAGCCTGAAGGATTACCAGTTAAATTTTCACCTCTTTGAACTTTTTCAAGCATATCCTCCAATAGTTGACCTGTGA